AATATCTGCAACCCCGCCTGCATAGTCAAGCTGTGCTCCTTTGAGGTTGAGGTCGTATGTTTCCTGCAAATAAGAGGTATCAAAGCCGAGTGCGGCAAGGCGACTGAAATCACCCGTCTGCAAGCCCCAGTTGAGTGCCTGCTGTGCTTTTGCATCGGTCGCATACTGTGTCAGGTCAAGACCGAGCATTTCACCGAATCGGCTGTAGTCACCAAACTGTGCGGCAAGTTCAGCTGCCGTCAGCTCTTTTCCGTAGGCGGTGTTCGCCATGTCCGAAAGCATGGAATATTCATTCAGCCGCTGTTGTTGACGGTCCATGTGGCGGCTGTAGGCATTCTGTTCGAGATCCACGGCAACATCATTCAGATCCAGCATTGCATCCTGAAATACCTGCTGTGCGGCGGTCTGTGCATAACTGTTGCCGTAGCCGCCTGTCTGTGCCTGTGCCTTGCCCGCAATGTTCTCCGCACCGAGCGTTCCCGTGCGTACATAATCGTTTTTAATCTGCTGATACAGCGGATCGGAATTGTAATTGTATTCGTACTTATCGCCGTTGTCCTTGTACTGTGCATAGGCATTGTAAGCGGCCTTGGTGAAGTCCGCTGACGTGGTCGGCACAAAGGAACCGCCTGCCTGCTGTGCAAGTTCTGTGGCAGATCCGGGGGTGACAGTCGGTGTTGTTGTCGGCATTGTATCATCCAGTCCCACCGAAGCCCGCAATATACTTCTTGCATCCCCTGCGGTTACTTTTCCGTCACCGTCAAAGTCATAATCCATCGAAACGGGATCCAGCCCGATCGACTGCCGCATGGCGGCCCTTGCATCCGCCGCAACATATTTTTTCTTTTCTTCGCTCATGTTTTTCTCTCCTTTTTCAAGTCTTCAAGTTCGCGGTTGACCTGTGCAAAAGCCATGCGCAGTTCCTGCGTTTGATTCAGATTCTGTTCGTTGATGAATGCAACAAGTTCCTGCACGTTCTGTGCATTGCATCTTTTCGGTTTAAAGGGAAATCTTACCATCTTAAAACGCTCACCTCGCTTGCATTCTCCGTAGTGCGGGTAATGCCGTACACGGTCACGTTTCCGTAGCCTTCGAGTTTAATTTTCATACGGTCGCACCGTCTGCAGGTAACAGGCAGGCAAACGGAATCAATGTGTTTTCCTGCAACGGTTTCATGTAACTGAATCCATGCTCCGCCGTCATACTGCGCAGACACCTTCAGAATGCTGTCCTTCTCCATGCTCACACGGATCTGCAAAAGGCTTGTGCGTTTGTGGTCGGGTGTCAGCAACCCGAGGTCTGCACTTTCTGCAACAAAGGAAATGTCCTGCACTTGCGTTTCATCCTTGTAAGCGCAAGACAGAACCTGCGCCGAGCCGAAGTCATAATCAAAAAGCAGTTGCAGTTCTACACGGTCGGGGGCTGTGATGTCATGTACATACATCCAGACCCAGACAAGAGAGAATAATGCAGAAGCGACCACTCTTTGCGCCACAAGATACACCGCATTGTTCTTTGAAAACAGCAGACTGTTCTGCATGCAGTTTTCGCGAACCCAGATATGCCGCAGGGTGTCATACACGAACAACACATCTTCGTTCTTCTCATCCTTCATGCGGATATAATATTTGTCACCGGCACACGCGGCGGCGGCTTCGGTGCACTTTGCGGTCAGTGCATCCGAAACACAATACGGCTGATAGCCGCTGAACACATAGACCCCGTTGGAGGATTTATAATAAATAGCACCGTTGACCGTGACCACGCTCTTTGCACTGCCCGGTTGCACGCCCTCACACTGAAAGGTCGTGACCGTAAAATCACTCGGTGCCGAACCGTACACGGCACTTACGCTGTCGCTTTTGAAAAACACGACCGCATCCGTTGTCGTACCCACCCCCGTGAATTCACCGGGAGAAGCAATGCTGACGGCATAGGAATCGGTCGAAATGCCCTGATAGCAGAACCAGTTCAGCGGGTCCCCGAGCTTGCTTGCATAGATCTCATTCACATAGTCGCCTTTGTGGTTTCTGCCCTTGCGGCAACCCCACAGACGGTTGTTGTGCTGTATGCAGAAGTCAAGCACAGGCATACTGCGGCTCACCGTAAACGGTGCGGCCTGCTCATAATCTGCACAAAGACTCACACAGACCGCAACAAGAAAGTCGTCCTGCACTCTCATCAGTTCAAACGAGCCGTTCAGTTCTTTCACGGAAAAGCCGTCCAATGCAACCACATCACCCTGTCTGAATCCGTGTCCGATACCCGTCGCCGCTATCTTCATATACAAACTTGTTGCCTGCACCCAGATGTTCTGCGCTGCCGACCAATACCGCAGTACAGTCATTTCGCCCGATGTGTCTGCCCATGCCTTGCCGTTGGAAGGATCTTCGGGAGCCGTATCGGAAAATGTCGCATCAATTTCCGTGCCGTCCGCTTCGCAGGCACACACGGTTGCAGAGGATGCCGCAAAGGTGTTTTCGACACTCTGAAACTGCCATGTGCCGTCGTCTTCGGGGGTATACAGAATCCCGTCGGGCAGGATCATGAACGACCGACCAAAGGGAACAAGATACCTTTTTGTGTCCGCTTTCGGTGAACCTGCACGCAGTTTTTTTCCGTTCACAACCAACTCACCGCCCTCGGTGATCAGTGCATATCCGTCATGCAACGCACAGATGTCTTCGATCATCGAAGCCAGCACAAACACGTCGGGAGATTCAGTTTCGCCGTCAGCCGTCTGTATTTCATTGACGGCAATCCCGCGAGCATTTCTCGTGCGCAGACAGCCGTTGTCCACCACCATGTTGCACAGGTCAGCCCATTCGTTTTCGTTGGCTCCCGGGTGCTGATTGATGCCCCTGAAATCCGTCACCTGCGTGCGGTTCACCGCAGGCACGGGAATATAGCTTTTTCTCATACAAGCACCCCCAGCACGGGATGCACACTGCCCGTATCGTCATCCGTTGCCGACAGCGGCATGTGGGTTCTCGTCCACCGTGCCGCCATGTCGGTGTAGGCATCGTTGAACAGCGATCGGCTGACGGCATAGCGGTTCATGTCGCCGTACTGCAGGTCAATCTCCATACAGCACCACCACATATACACATCGTCATATCCGTCCTCTGCAAGCAGTTTTCTGTCCGTAGTCACATCCTTAACGGTATAGTGCGGTCTTTTTACATGGGGTGAATGCTCATGTGTCAGAATGATCTCCTTGAAGATCTTCGTGTCCAGTTTGTTGCAAACATCCGCAAGCCATGCTTCTTTCACCTGTCCCGGTCGCAATGTCTGCAGTTTTGCGGTCAATAAAGGAAATGTCATTTTTGCATCTCTCCTTAAAAGTAATAAGCGGACGACCTGCAAGCCGTCCGCCGTTTTGTTGTTGTGAAGACTCAGCCGTTGGCGACCGACTCGATGTATTGATCGGCAAAGGTTTTCGCCTTGCGGCTGTTTTCGATCACCTCTGCCACTTCGGTGGGCACAAACACGCTTTCTCCCTTTTTGATCAGATACCGTTTGCCGTTGATGCTGACAAACAGATCGGGGTCATCCTTTGACTCTCTGGGTACGAACACGGGAACGGTCTTCTTCTCATTTTTCTTAGCCATACCGAAATGCTCCTTTCATCAGTTGCTTTCCGCAACAGCGGAGAACTCGGATCCGCTTTCGCAGCGGATCATGTATTCTTCAATGAGGCGCTTTGCGGTTTCCGTAGCCTTCCAGCCGATGGAGCTTCTCTGATTCAGCGGGTCATTGCCGTAGCCTTTCTGCTTGACAATGTGCTCAAGGCCGCCGCCTTCGATATCGGTGACACCGTAGGCATTTTCGCCGAGGAACAGTGTGCAGAATACGGCGGAACCGTCCTTGCCTGCACCCGTACCGCAGACGATGCTGTCAGCTTCAACAGCGGCAGAGAGTGCCGTGCCGAGAGTCAGGGTGGTCCCGTCAGCAGCGGCTTCGATCTTGGTCACGGTGTTCTTGACACCGTTTACATACACTTCGATCGGTTCAACGGGTGTTGCTGCGGTCAGTACTTCATTGACCTTGACAGCGGTAGCACCGCTTGCAGCCTTTTCGGCAACCGTCAGGCGGCTCAAGCCGTCTGAAATAACAGCAGGGCCGATGATCTTGGCTTCGGAGCTTTCCACAAAACGGATGCCGCCGAGTTTACCGAGCTCGCCTTCGAAAATGTTTTCGGGAGATGCATATTTGTTTACCTCAATCCACTTGTCACCGGCTTCCATCATCAGGTCATTGGCTACAAACGCATGAATGATAGCAATATAACTGCCGTTGATTTTCGGTGCATTAACAGCCTTGAGTGCGGCTGCAATACGGAAAACATCCTTCACGCGAAGTCTGCAATTCGCAGTGATGTCAGCACGGGAAAGAATTTCGGTTTCGGTGCTGCCGTTGACTTCGGGAACATAATACACATTCGTGCCGCCGACGATCTCATTTCTGATCACTGTATCAAGGGTCAGGGCTGCCTGATCTGCAAGCTCCCTGGTGGCTTCCAAAATAGTATTGTCCACAGAAGTCATTTCCAGCATGTCGGTCTGCTCAATATAATCACCGTACTGATCCACCGTGGCAGTAACAGCGGACACACGCAGCTTGTTACCGGCAGGGGTCACACCCTCGGTAATGGGCTTGAGTGCCTTCGGCAGCTTGGAAAATCTTCGGAATTCAATCGTCTTGCCGTTGTTCGCAGGAATGGGTCGCTTCTGACCGAACTGCGCATGAATGAGCTTGGGACCTGCAAGATAAATCAGGGTCTTGTCATAAAAGGTTTTCATTTCGGCGGACAGTGCATTCGGGTCGGTGATCACACCGCCCTGCATCGTGCCGCCCGTGGCATTTACCACATAGTCTGCATTGGTATCTGCAAAGAACTGCAGATCAAAAATTTTCTTCATGATTATTTTCACTCCTTAATATAAACACAATCGTGTCAGAAGGTAATTTTTTCGCCCCTTCCGACCCGTTTCAGGATGTCCTCGATCTGACGTCCTGTCAGATCCTGCACACTCTGCTTAGTTGCCACACCGGGCTGTGCACCCAGTGCCCCCTCAACGGCTCTGTTGCCGTTGGCGGCAATGCTTCGTGCGGTTCTGGCGGCGGCATCCTGCACCGCCGTCTGTGTCAGCTTCTGCATGATTTCATCAAAGTGAACGCTTTCATAGGCCTGCTTAACACTCAGCCCCTTGTCAAGCATCTGTGCGAATTGCTCGTTGTTCAGGATCTCACTTTGCAGGTCAAAGCCCGGGTATGTCTTCGCAACCTCGGCGGCTTCACTCTGCCATGCGTTCCACTTGCGTGTGTTGGCTTCCTGCTGTTGCTGTCTGAGTCTGTCAGCCTGCTGTTGCTGTGTCACCTTGGCAAGCTGTCTTTCGACTCTGACCTGCTCTTTGGTGACATGCCTTCTTGCGGCTTCTTCGGCAAGATAAGAGTCATCCGCTTCAATCGCGGCTTTCAGTGCGGTCCTGTCACCCTTTTTGACACCGTATTTGTCATACAAGGGCGAGAGCATGTCTTCATACTCCGACTGCACCGTTTCGGCCTGCTTGTTCTGCTTGAAACGTTCATTGATGATCGCCTGCGTTTTCTTCTGAAACGCAGTCTTGTAATCGCCTTTGATCAGCTCATCGAACTCTTTGTCGAAATCTTTGGGCTGTTCTTCGGCTTTCGGTTGCTCCCCGGCGGCGGGTGCTTGCGGTTCGGTTTTCTCCTGTACCGGTGCAGGATCTTCCGTCTGATTCGCCCGACGGGACACGGCGGCTGTCCCTGCGGGATTCTTCAACACATGTGTTGCGAAGTCCGCTTTGAAATCGCCCGTGAGTCCGCTGTTATTTGCTGCAGGTGCGCCGCCTTCGGCACTACCTTCGGCAAAAAACTGCAAACAAAAAAGTTTTTCCATAAAATTTGCCTCGTCTTTCCGATGTGTCATTTTTTTGAGTGCAAAAGAAATGCCCCTCATGTCTGCAGTGTAGCAAACATGAAAGGCTGATTTCTCCCCGTGCGTTTAAATTTTTTCAATTTTTACGAAATCGGGAAATTCGGCGGCAATTTCATTGAATCCCAGCACCGCCATGGCATACATGGAACGCACATCACCGCCGTGATCGGTCGCTCTGATGTCGAGTTCACCGTCGGCGGTCATGCATTGGATCATCGAATTTGATGCCATGACCGCCTTGTACAAAGCCGTGCACAGTGCCGAAATGCCTGCACACACAATGTCCTTGCCCTTCTCCGCATAGCCTGCATGGCCTTTCACACGTAATATGCATTCATCCTTGCCGATTTTGTACTCAATCTTCGTCATACTCTCGGTGCGACCGACTGCGCCGCACGTAAGCCTCCCTCCATCACGGTGTTTTCTTTCTTCTGTACTTCGCCGGCCGCTTTGTGTGCCGGTACGGCAAGGGCCTGTTGTTGTGCCTGAATGATCTGCTGTCCGATCTGTGTCGGTGCCAACAGACTCATCACCTGTGCATAAATGCCCGGCATAGTCGCTTCGAGCTGCTGTGCCATCTGCACACACAACGGATACAGCTGCTGCTGACACCGCAGGTTCAGTCCGTTCTGCTGTATGATCTGCTGCAGCTTGTCCTTGTTTTCGATCTCAAGATACTCAAGACACGCCAGAGCCTGCACATCGTTGGACGGATTGAAGAATCCCATGTTGTAGAAGTTGATCGCATCCTGGTTCTGTGCCTGCCGTGCATAGGGATTGAGCTTGTGCACCTTGACGGTGATGTCAAACACAGGCTCTGCCGTGCCGAAGGAAACACCCATTGCATCCAGGTTGCGGCCGCCGATGGCTGCGGCATCAAACTGTGTGAATGCCTGTTCGCCGTTCTCACCCATAATACGGAACGTTCTCGGCGTGTTGTAGAACTGCCGCATCAGATCAATGATCAGCTCGCAGATCTGCGTGAATGCAAAGTAAGTGTCTGCGATCATATCACGGCTTGTTTTGTTGCCGGCTTCCTGCAAAGCGGAAATGGCCGCACCCGAAGTAACCCCCGAACTGACACCGCCGGACGAAAAGTCACGGTTTGAAGTGACCTCTTTGAGTTCATTGACACGGTATTGCAGATAGTTCTGCACATTGCCCGTTGCCATGTTTACTTCATGTGCACGGATGCTGTCTTCTCCGAGGCTTGATCCTGCCACATGGATGAACTCCTTATCGGGATCCGCAAACTCCTTTTCGTTGATCGATCCGTCAATGCGGGTAAAATACCGCTTCTTTGTGGAGTCCAACACATTGCGGTCGAGTGCGGCGGTCATTTCGTCAATGGCGGTCTGCGTTTCTCTCTGCAGATCAAGGTAACCGAAGCCGAAGGGCGTCCCCTCTTCGGGGAACAGTGTGTCGAACACAAAGGGATATTTGCCGTGATTATAAAAACCCTTGTCCGCAAGCTGCGGGTCGTTCTCCGAAGCATACAGCACATACTCCCCGATAAACTTGCAGTAATGCAGCACCGTTCTGCCGTCTGCAAGATGCTTCTTGTAATACCAGTCCACAACGGCGGTCTTGCCGGTCGTGTCAATGCTCTCGTCGTAGCGGTACTGTGCGAGCGTAAAGCCGATTCCGCCGAGCCTGCCGTTGAGAAACGGATAGGCAGACACAAGGTCGTCATTGTCGGCAAGATACACGAAAAACACGTTCTTGCTTTTCTGAATATCCATACAGCCGGGCTCCCAGAACAGGTTGAGCACGTCCACATTATTGACGGCAATGTCACCCAGGCCGTTGAGCTTGCTACTGTCCCACAGCACCGAATAGATCGCACAGCCGTGCTTCGGCTTGTCCCAGCTGGCGCGCGAATAGGTCTGCTTGAATCGGTTCTGCTCTAAGATCACGGGCAGAATGTCCGTCAGATCCTTGGCGGCCTGTCCGTCGGCTTCTTCACGGGGCAGCACGGTCACATCGGGGAAGTTGTCCATGAAGTCCGCATGCTTGTTCGCAAGGGAATTGAACAGCCATGCCGTCGGCTTGCTTTTCTTTTTCGATGTGTCCCTGCGGTGTTGCATTCTGAACCATTCCTCGTGATCGATCACACGGCTTTCAAGCTTTGTCTTGCCTGCCTTGTACTTCGTAAGAATCTCGGCGGCCTTGAGCACCTGTTCCTTGCCGATGACTTCCTGTCCGTGCCGTTCATCGGATGCGAAGATTTCTTTTTCTTGTGTGTTCATAATTCCTCCTTAATATGCAGTATATAAGTTTAACGGATCCTTGTCGGGGATCTTCTTTTCGGGTTTATACACGGGCTGAATGGGTCGGCTCATGCAGAAATAGCGGAACGAGTCTGCAAAGTGGTCCTCCTGCTCGGTGTTCAGGTCCTCGGGCTTCGTGTCGCTGTATTGCAGCAGCGGCAGGGTGCGTATGGCATGGGTGCAATTTTTAAAGAAATACACCATCGGAAAGCCGTTTTCGTCAAAGGCAAGACGGTAGTGGCATTGCATCCAACCCGGGAGCCGTGTATTCTCACCGGGCGTGAAATACACCCCTGCACGGTCCGCGTCTTCAATGATCGGAATTCCGCGGCTGCCGTCCCAGATGGACGGATCCGCCACACCGAAGATCTGACGGCCTTTCAGATACGGGTGCTCGCGTTCGAGCCTTGCGATCTCTGCGAAGATCTGCGGCGGATGCCATTTCACACCCTCATTCGGCACACCTGCACAGCCGTACAGCTGCAGAATCAGATACGCTCTGCCGTCATAGTCAATGGCCCACCAATCGCAGGAAAAAGGCTTCGAGAATCCGAAGTCAAACGAGCGCACAACCGTCCATTCCCTCGGTGGCCTGAACGGCTCAATCACATGGGTGTGTCGTCGGTCAAGATAGTGCGCGGGATCGTCCCTGAATTCCTCAAAGAACTGTCCCTCAAATATGTTCCAGTCCCCCTCCAGCCATGCCCTGCGAAGTTTCGGCGGCAGGGCTTCAAGCTGCCTGATGTAGTCCGGATCCTCACGCATGAGAGCCTTGTTATCGGTCACAAGCGAACGGATGAAGGAATATTCCTCGCTGTTCTCGCCCGTGTTGTAGCTGCGGTCCACAAACAGCCGCTTGACCCAGGCATGTCCCACACCACCGGGGTTACAGGTCAGATAGATCCGTTTCGGAAAAGAATTGACACCGCGCACGCAAGCCTTGATGCGGTTGAACACTTCTTCGCTCAGCTGTGTCGCTTCGTCCAGAAACAGCACGTCCACTTCCGTGCCCTGGTACTTGTCCACGTCCTTCTCGTTCTGGCAGTGACGGAACAGAATCACACTGCCGTTCGGAAAGTGAAACTCCTTGACACTCTCTTTGTATTCTGCAATGTCACCGAGCATCTGCCGCATGGGGCCGATGTGGTTCGCACGCAGCTCCGGGTATGTGTGACGGACGATCATGACCTTGATCCCCGCATAATGCAGGCACAGCAGGATCGCTTTCACCCTGACCGCCCAGCTCTTGCCGCCGCCTCGTGCACCGCCGAAGGCAATATACTTGTGCGTATCCTTCAAAAAAAGATACTGTTTATCGTTCGGGGGCGGTAAGACAAGATTTATACTTCGCATCCGTCCACCCCCTCAAAAGACACCGTCACGGCCACACCGCCGCTGTCTGTCGATTCCGCGATCTGTTTTTCAAGCAGCCGCAAGCGAGCATCCTGCTCACGGATATCCTGTTCTGTTTTGATGTTGCCGATCTCTTTGAGCGTTTTCAGTGCAAAAATATAGTCATTGAGTGCCTTTGTCATCACACTGCCGCCGTCCTCGATCCTCTGTTCAAGCGCACGGCTTTCTGCATCCAGCACATTCACAAGTCGCCCGTAAATGTCGGCGATCTGCTTTGTTCGCTTCTTCGCTTCTTCCGAAAACACCAACATTTTTTGTGTTGTTGTTTCTTCCGAAACATCCTCCCGCAAGGCGCCCCAGGATTCGTCCTTGCCGCGTTTATAAACTGTTGAAAGTGCCACACCGTAATGCTGTGCCAGATCTCTGTAAGACATCTGACCCGCAACATACAGTCCCTTGGCCTCGGCCCACTGCTCCTCGGTCAATTTCAAATCCTTTTCACCTCCTGCAAACACTTTACCATGCAACACTTCCCAATTTCTCCCCATAGGGCAAAAAAGACCTCCGAAGAGGTCTTTCCGTTGCCAAATCAACACGCAGTGTTGCATATCATCATTCCGCAAGGAATGCATATCATCACCGCAGGTGCATATCATCACACCGCAGGTGTGCATATCATCACGCTTCAGCGTGCATATCACCACCGCAGGTGCATTGTGATTATTGCAACTTCGCAATAATCACTTGTGCCCAGGGGCAGCTTTGCCATCCCTTGACATCCATGCAGTATTTCTTTTCAAAGCGATCCCTTCGTGCGTTGCTTCGGAAGCAGTGCACGCACTTTGCCGTGCCGTCCATGACCGCCTTGGAGTCACACTGAATGGTCTGCTTGCCGCCCTCACGCTGGTAAAACGGACACATCATCAGCGTATCTTTGTTATTGTTCAAATGCCGTCACTCCATATTTCGTGAATTTCGATCATAACACCCGGCACATCCCCGTATGTCTTCGAGATATGTTCACAGCACACCAACGCATCGTCTTTCCAGAATCCGAGCTCGGTCATGATGTCCTTGAGCATCTTCTGCAGGTTGTCGGTATCGGGCTTCGAGGTCTTCCAGGTCTTCGGCGGATGCTTGTCGTCTGCCGGGAACACCCATGCCGTCTGCAGATATATTGCACCGTCCATCGGTTCGGCCGGTCTGTGCGGATGCAGTGCAGCAGTCAGCTTCGCTCTTGCGTTTTTGAGTTGAGCCGGCTCATAATAAATGACCTTTCCGGTCATCTTGTTAACGGTCGTCTTCTTCTCCTGGTGTGTCACCGTCGGCGGTATCATCGGCATAAAAAATTGCATCTTGTTCACCTCTGTTTTTGTGTTGATCCTCAATCCCCCTTGTCGCCCCTGAAAGGGGAGATGTCACGAAGTGACAGAGGGGTTTTTACGGTGCGCCCTTTGCAAGGAACGGAAAATTTCGGTGTTCGGCGTTCGCTTCGCCGACACCAAATTTTTCCCTTGCTTTTCCGGCGGAAAATTTCCCTTATACCCCCGTAAGGGGGTAAAGTGTTTCTGTTTTCGGAAAATCTCGATAATTTATTCGACATTTTCCACTTTTAGAAAATCTCGATAAATCATTCGACATTTTCTACTTTCGGAAAGTGGAAAATCATTCGACTTTTTCCGTTTTTCAAAGGCTGAAAACAAAGCCTTTTTCTACCTCAAAACATCCGCTTTCAACGGCTCTGTTCTTCACCGTCTTTTCACTCACACCCATCACCTCTGCCAGGTCTGCGATCTTCGCTTTTCCGTTTTTTGCCACGGCTGTGAATGCTGCCTGAATGCTCTGCTTTCTGTCTTCCTGTCTGTGCTCGGCACTCTTTTTGCGTGAAAAATTCTTTTTGTACGGACTGCCCTTTGAGTTTGCCGTCGAAAGGTCAGACAGCACCTGCGTGCGGTCTTGCACATGCACGGGGAAGTTAAACCACAGATTGATCGGGTCAAATCGCGGGAACTCTCGCAGCGTTCCCTCCAACCGCCAGGCAGTCTTGCTGTGTGTCTGTTTCTTTGCCTGCTCGCAGTCTTGCATGCAAGCATCATACAGTTCACTTGGCAGCAGTCTGTAACACGCTTTTTTCATCTGCACCGGGCTCATCATGTCATCGTCCGACACTTCGCCGTCCCAGCCGTTCGGGTATCGCTTGTCCAGATATCGGTACATTACCTGCAACGCGGCATCGTCTTCGAGCGTTTTATAAATGTTCTCGTCGCATTCCAGCTCCAACAGGTCGAGCATGGCATCGGGATCTCTTGCAAACACCCCCGATCCCGATGCTCTGTCCATGGACTTCTTGTCGCCCTGTCCGCCTTTTGAATGGTGGTGGCAGTAGATCACCGCACAGCCGAGCTCGTTGCACACCTTGTCAAACTGGTTGCAGAACTTCGCCATTTCCGAAGCGGAATTTTCGTCCCCGGTGATGACCTTGTAGATCGGGTCGATGATAATGGCTATATAGCCCTTTTTTGCGGCTCTGCGGATGAGTTTCGGCGCAAGGCTGTCCATCGGTACGGCTTTGCCTCGCAGGTTCCATATATCGATGTTCTGCAGATTTCCCGGCGGCAATCCCCATGCCGTATACACATCCTTGAATCGGTGCAGGCATGATGCACGGTCCACTTCCAGATTGACATACAGCACCTTGCCCTTTGCACATCTGAATCCCAACCATTGCACCCCCTCGGCAATGGCAATGCACAGTTCTATGAGGGCATAACTCTTGCCGGCTTTCGACGGGCCCGCAAGCAGCATTTTGTGTCCCTGTCGCAACACCCCGTCGATCAGCGGCGGTGAGAGTTCGGGCAGATCCTCCCAGAATGCACCGAAGCTCTCGGGCTCGGGCAGATCGTCGTTGATCTCCTCGATCCATGCCTGCCACTCATCCCAGCCGGCTTTTCCGATGTTGGTATCAAGCAGATACTGCTTGGATGTGCCGCGGTCAATGCCGGGCATTCTCGACAGCCTCGACGGGTTCTTG